CCATTGTTACTTCAAGGAACTTTTCCTTTTCCGTTTGAGATTTGAATTGGGTTGGAATTTCCAAATACATAATCCCATTTTTTTTTCTATTAAAGAATTTCTTTAATGATATAGTTCTCAATATTCTCCGTAGCACTGTCGCTATAAAACTTATTATATATCTCCACCGCTCTTTCAACTTTGTTTTTTCCATACTCTAAAAATGTTTCACTTGGTTCAAATATTCCTAACTCTAAAGATGTTTTATCTATAACATAAAATACTAATGACTTCCCAAACAACTGATTGTATAGCCACGCTTGACTGTCGTAGTTATATTTACGAGCAGAGTATTTAAAGTCTTTGATATTACTCGTGGTCTTTAAATCTATTAGTATATCTTTAGCTACTATATCTGCCTTACCTTTCCATACCACTCCCATTATTTCTAGGATAGCAGGTACTTCAAACTCATTACCATCTTCATAGATAGCATCGTGAAATTCTAGGTTAGACTGCATAGTCTGTATTGCTTTATCTACATCTTCCTTCTCTTTGTTAAGCATCATTAAGTCTCTATTGTAATACTCTAATCCTTCCTTATAAAGTTTAGTGTTACGACTCGATGCATCTATACTTACAAACTCTTCACTGTCCATCTTGTGTGGTTCAAGCATAGCCGTATGGAAGTATCTACCAATGAGCATTGCTTTACTCATTGGCTTCTCTTCTCTGAAATTTTTAGGTTCATTCAGTAGTGTAATGATATCTGAATTAGATAAATACTGTCTCCCTAACTCTCCATAATAATGGGAGTCATCTTTCAATAACTTTAATGCTTCCATTACTTGATATGTTTAGATAGTTCTTTCTTTACTAATGCCTTGATTTTATATTTAGTCTCAAGGTTTTTAACGATATGAGCGAGACCTATATCTTTATTAGAAGCTACATACTTTAATACCTTCTCCCAATTATTGTCTCCAATATTTAGTTCTATCACTGCATTCTTTGTAGGGATTGGTGTCTTTCTTGATGGTGCAGATTGTGTCTCAATCTTTGTGTCTTCTCCTATCCATAAAGATAAGCCTAGTCCGTGCATAGCAATAGCTTTAGTAGTACTACGTTGTATTGCAGTGTTCACATCCATACTTGTAATCTTACCTACGGGTATAGATTGGTTACGAAAGTTCATAACGGGTAGGTAATCTATATGTTCTATATCTCCTACCTTGATACCAACCTTTACATATGCAGTGTTACCATCGGTATGGTAGTTTAGTCCCGTATGTTCTGACTCATAAACAATACGTTGAGCATTAGGATATTTATTCTTTAACATCGCCCAACTGTTTGCCCAACTGATGTAATCTAGTTGACCTTTCTTTTCTATCTTCGATGATACATCTATCGAGGACAGTTCTTTAAACACATTCTTCTTTTCCATTTGTGATTTTATTTAATTGTAATTTACGTTCTGCATATTTATTAAGCAGTCCTTCTCGTCTTGCTTTCAGTGACATAATATGCTTGTTGTTCCTACGGGTTGACACCTCACCCCTTATCTTCTCTTCTATCATACCTAGCTTTCGCTTGGTGTTAGCTATACATAACCTTAATGCACCCTCATTGAAGCCATACTTAAAAAAATATTTCTCCTCTTCCTCGTTGCAAGGTACGTAGTAGTCACCGCCTCTAGCTAGGTTTATAATCTCTATCGTATCCCCAAACTTCTGCACCTTTATTCCTAGGTTTATATAACCCTCACCCTTAGGCATTGGACTTTTAATTGCAGAGGTATCGGATTTGATTTGATTAAATATATCCTCCTTACTATACATCTTGAATCTTTTTAACGATATCTTTAAAATCCTGGTCGCTATCAATCAACTCCTTAGCTTTCTTGTAGCCATGAATGATTGTACTATGAGCCACCGAGTACCCGTTGTCCTTTAAGAATCTTTGGATATAACTTATCCTAATTGGCCTCTCCATACAGAGATAGTATAACAGTTGTCTTGCGTCTGTTATCTCACGCTTCTTTGTTTTTTCAAATAAACTATCTAAGCTTAAATGAAACTGCTGTGCTATTGCCTCAGCATAATTATTGAATGCTTCTTTCTTCATTTGTTCTATTTGTTTTTATGTTTATCAAAGATAATACTTTATTATTTCTATTCAAACTTTTGTTTAACTTTTTTATATAATCTTAAATTTAAATCTTTAACTATATCTAACTCATCGTTGACATCTAACGCCATCAACTTAAACCTTTCCTTTGATACTAGGTCTTGAATAATAATTAACTCTTGTCTAGTTATTTTAATCGTTGTTGTTTCGTTCATCGTCATATCGTTTAAGGTTTAAATTAAAATCTTTTACATAGTCATCAGAGTCAATCATACATTTAGCT